TCTGCCCCTCCCCACTCGTCAGAAGTTTGATTGTAATTTTGAGCAGTTCATTTCTGCCATGGACAAGCCCGGTTTTCTTGATAATTTCGTAGAACCTAAACCGGCGACGGTTGAACCGGCTCCGGTTGCTGATGGAGGTAAAGAAGAATGAATCGTAATGTAGAATCTCATTTTGCGTTGAACCCTACCCGGCTGGATATGTCCCGATCTAAATTTGATCGGTCTTTCTCCTTGAAAACCAGTTTCAATGTTGGCGATATTGTCCCCTTTTATGTGGACGAGGTGCTGCCCGGTGACACCTTTAATGTGAAAACCTCTAAGGTTGTTCGTATGCAGACGCTGATTACCCCGATCATGGATAATATTTACCTTGACACTTATTATTTCTTTGTTCCCAATCGGCTAGTCTGGGAACATTGGAAGCAGTTTAATGGTGAGAATACGGAAAGTGCTTGGTTGCCCTCTACTGAGTATTCTATCCCTCAGTTGACGGCACCGGCAGGAGGTTGGAGCGTTGGAACGATTGCCGATTATATGGGTATCCCGACAGGTGTGGCGAATCTCTCTGTTTCTGCTTTGCCTTTCCGTGCTTATGCGCTGATCTGCAATGAATGGTTCCGTGATGAGAATCTTTGTGATCCGTTGGTTGTTCCCACTGGTGATGCTACGGTTGCCGGTTCCAATACGGTTTCTTCCGTTGAAGATTATGCCAAGGGTGCTACGCCTTATAAAGCAGCTAAGTATCACGACTACTTTACTTCCTGTCTGCCTGCCCCGCAGAAAGGCCCTGATGTTGGTATTGGTCTGACTGGTAATGTTCCCGTTGTTGGCAATGGTAAGGTATTGGGACTTACAAATGGTGCAAGTTTTGCAGGCGTTTATAATTCTGGTGGTTTGAATATTTCAACAGATCTTTATGGTGCATCTGTTTCTACTTCTGGTAGTGGCAATGGTTTTAATGGTGCATTGGGTGTTCCTACTGTTGATCAGCTTTCCGGAGATCTTTCTAAATCTGGTCTTGTTGCTGATCTTGGCGCGCTTAATTCCGTAACAATTAATCAACTGCGTCTGGCCTTCCAGATTCAGAAACTCTATGAAAAAGATGCGAGAGGAGGAACCCGCTATACTGAAATTCTTAAGACACATTTCGGCGTTACTTCGCCAGATTCCCGGCTGCAGCGCCCTGAGTACCTCGGTGGAAACCGTGTTCCAATTAATATCAACCAGGTTGTCCAAAATTCTGCCACAGTTGAAGGAGAAACCCCGCTTGGCAATGTCGCTGGTTATTCTGTTACTAGTGATACTCATTTTGATTTTAGGCAGTCCTTCACTGAGCACGGCTTTGTTATCGGCGTGATGGTCGCCCGTTACGATCATACATACCAGCAGGGTATTGAACGCTTCTGGTCTCGTAAAACTCGCTTTGATTATTATTGGCCGGTTTTGGCTAATATCGGCGAGCAGGCTGTTTTGAATAAAGAGATCTATGCCCAAGGTACTGTTGAAGATGATGAAGTCTTTGGTTATCAGGAAGCATGGGGAGACTATCGTTATAAGCCTAATCGCGTAACAGGTGAAATGCGCTCCCAGTATGCTCAGTCTCTTGATGTTTGGCATCTTGGTGATGATTATACTAAGTTGCCTTCCCTGTCTGCTGAATGGATTGTAGAGGATAAGACGAATGTTGATCGTGTTTTGGCTGTAACTTCTACCAATGCCAATCAGCTTTTTGCTGATCTGTATATTAATAATCAGACCACCCGGCCGATGCCTATGTATTCTATTCCCGGTCTGGTAGATCATCATTGACATATGAGAAATGAGGTTGTATTATGAATTTGAACAGTGCAACCAAGGTTGCTAGCGGCACATTTGATGCCGCTGGCAATCCTATTACAAAGGCCGTGAATAATTCGGCCGGTGCAATCAATAATGCGTTGGATTCTATTGCTGGTGTAGCTCGTTGGAATAATGCCTATTCTGCCTCTCAGGCTGAGGATCTTCGGTCTTGGCAAGAGGAACAGAACAAAAAAGCAATGGAGTTTAATGCTGCGGAAGCTGCTAAGAATAGAAATTGGCAAGAGTATATGTCTAATACTGCGCATCAGCGTGAAATTGCTGATTTGAAGGCTGCTGGCCTTAATCCTGTCCTTTCCGCAACCGGAGGTAACGGCGCCGCCGTTACTTCCGGTGCAACTGCATCCGGCGTCACTTCCTCCGGTGCGAAAGGTGATGTAGATACCAGCGTTAATGCTGCCCTGGCTTCGATTCTTGGTACTCTTTGGAATAATGAGAATGCTCTTAAAATTGCTGATGTGAACGCTAAGAATAATCTTGCTGTAGCTGAAAAGTACACTGCTATGAATGAGCTTGTTGCCCAGATTGGTGCAGTCTCTTCCCGCTATGTTTCTGATAATAGCCTTACGGCTTCCAGAGTTATGGCAGGTGCCACGCAATATGCCGCAGATAGGAATTATGCTTCTACTAAGCTTTCGACCGAGAGCGCTCAAAAAATAGCTCAATGGGCCAATGCCAATTCTGTGAATCTTAAGAATCTTGAGCGGTATAATGAGGAATATATCAAAAAGAATTATCCTCAAAATATGTGGGGCGCTGGTTCTGCTGCTTTTAATCGTATTCTTGATTTTTTGCAAGGTACGAATAATGATATTGGATTATATGGAGCTGGTAGAAGATGAATTTTGACCAAGATAATAGATATAATGAGTTATCGGAATTTCAGAAACTTTGCCGTACTATAAGACATCTTATATATTTTTTGGCGGCTCCTTTTGTGATTGTGCTGATTTTGTTTGTCTGTTATATTCTTGGTGGAATTGCTTTAATGCTGTGATGTCCCTTTCATATAATGCAGTAAAAGAAATATTTTGCCGCATAAGAATTTTTCATACAAAAGAGGGAGCTTGCCTCCCTCTGGCGTATGAAAGCCACGGCTCCGCAGAGCCGTGAAACTTGGTGAGCGGCCTCCGGCCGCTGTCGTCGTGCCATATATCTCTTGATTTATATGGCACGAGTGACAGGAAGTAACGAAAAGTAGGTGTCTCAATGCCGTGCTACCATCCTATAAAGGCATTTCCGATTGGTGTAACCAATGCCGGTAAGACGGCTTATAAATTGGCTCCATATACTGCCGATCATGTGGAGTTTATAAAAGGCTCTTGGCAAGCTGTTTCAACTTCTCTTAGATCTTCCCTTGCAAAGCGTGTATCTCGTGATTTTATAGAAATCCCCTGCGGAAAGTGTGTAGGCTGTCGTTTGGATTATTCCCGCGAATGGGCTAACCGCTGTATGTTGGAATTGGAAGATTCCTCAAACGCATGGTTTGTAACCCTTACCTATGATGATCAGCATCTGCCCCGCTCCGCTTATGTTGACCCGGAGACTGGCGAGGCTTTTGCTTCTTATTCGCTTCGAAAAACCGATTTCCAGTTGTTTATGAAACGGCTCCGTTATTATTTCCCAGATAATAAGATTCGTTTCTTTGCTGCTGGTGAATATGGTTCAAATACTCATAGACCGCATTATCATGCGATTCTCTATAATGTCGATTTTGACGATTTGGAGTTTTACAAGAAGTCTTTGAATGGAGATATTTATTGGAACTCTAAAAAGCTTGATGCCGCGTGGAACAAAGGCTTTGCCGTGATTGGCGAGGTAACTTGGCAATCGTGTGCTTATGTTGCCCGGTATTGCATGAAGAAAGCTGACGGCGTGGATGCTTCCTATTATGAGCATTTCAATATTGAGCCTGAATTTACGCTTATGAGCCGCAAACCCGGTATAGGCCGTATGTATTTAGATAAACACCCGGATTTGTACCAGTATCAAAAGATTTTCGTTTCTACGCCGCAAGGCGGAAAAGAGATTACTATCCCAAAGTATTTTGATCGGATTGTTGCGCAGGAAAATCCGGAAATGATTGAAGCTTTGAAAGAAAAGCGTAAGGCTGCTGCGATTGCTAAGAATGAAGCAATTATGAAAAAAACCGATTTAGGTTATCTCGACTATTTAAAAGTCGCTGAGGATAACAAAAAGGCTCGTATTAAATCTTTAAGGAGGAATTTGTAATGAGTAAGCGAGCAAAGATGCCGAAAGGTAAAGATCAGGCTGTTTTCAGACGGACGGCCAGTAAAACAAAGAAGATGAATATTAACCCGATGAGCTACAGAGGAGGTATTAGATTGTGATTCATGTAAAGATCTCTTATAAAGATCGTACCCCGGCCTTTATTGATATTTGTTATACAAAAACTTTGATGGCAATGATTGAAGAGTGTTCCATCCAAGATGATTTTGTTGGAATGGAATTTACTTACGGATATGAGGAGGAATTGGATTAATGAAGTATGGTATTTATTCTATTCGTGACAAGTTGTCTGGTTATATGAATATTTTTCTTGAGAGGTCTGATGTTCTTGCTCAGCGCGGTTTTAGTACTGTCGTTAATGATTGCGGTTCTGCAATTTATTGTAATCCTGGCGACTACGACCTTTATAAATTGGGATCGTTTGACACTGATTCTGGTGTTATTACTGCCAACAATCCAGATTTTGTATGTAGTGCTTCTAATCTTTTTAGTAGTGCTTCTAATCTTTTTAATGGTGTAAAGGAGGATAAGTGATGATTTTTCCTACCGCTTATAGAATGCATGAGCGCTTCCCTTCTGAACCCGGCCAGAGAGAAGTTACAACCTATAATCCCCGCGTAGATAGTGATGGAGTGTTGCATCTTGAGGAATCCGGTAAGATCAATATTTACGATCAGATTCAGAGCCACAAGGATAGTTGTGATATTAACCTGCTTATTCAGCGTTGCGTTGCTACTGGTGATGATTCTATCCTTTCTCGTGTTCAGGGTGCTTACGGCGATTTTAGCGATATGCCTCGTACCTATGCTGATATGTTGAATCGTCTCCGCGAGGCTCGAGAGTTTTTCGATGGTCTGCCCCTCCCCACTCGTCAGAAGTTTGATTGTAATTTTGAGCAGTTCATTTCTGCCATGGACAAGCCCGGTTTTCTTGATAATTTCGTAGAACCTAAACCGGCGACGGTTGAACCGGCT